TTATTTTCCCGAATATGTAAGTGTAATTTTTTCAAGGATAAATTGTGAATATAACTGCCCTGTTTCATATATTACTGTTCCACAGGTCTTGCAAAAGATTTGATCATGATGTGAATCGTAGAGTAATTCTGAATTATCTTTGCAGTTTTTGCATAGTAATTGTATTTCATCATGAGTAAAATTTTTAAATTCATTCATAAAGTCCCCTTCATTAATCACCGTAGACAATTAGAAAAATTTTAGGATATTTTGAGTCTTTTTTTCTCATTTTGGATTGCTTGATATTCTTGATGGTAATCCTGTCTTCTGTGTTTGCTTAATCCAGATGTGCCTAAACATTCTTTTTTAGGATATTGTCTCCGGTATTTGTTAGCGAATATTGCTTTTTGTTCTTGGTGAGCATATTTCTTGCATTTGGAGCTACAGTATGTTTCACGATTGTGTTTTTTGAAGAATATTTTACCACACCATTTGCAGCGTCTTGTGATAAATGTTGATTGCCCTCCGGGGTGTTTTTTGAGTAATAGGGTTTTGGTTCTCATAAAAATATTAAATTATTTATTTTATCCCATTTGGTTTATTTGTCCTATAATTTGTTTCGCTAGAATTTCACCAATTCCCGGTACATTTACCAGGTCGGTGTATGTTAAATGGTATACATCACTCCATGTTTGGAGGTTTAATGTGTTTACTATGTTTTTTGCTCTTTTTTCATGCACATCATCGAGACAGTAACATAATGCATTGTATGAGGGGTTAGGTGATTTTGTGTCGAATTTTTTGGTTATTGGTTTATCATCTAAGATTTTTTCTGTTTGTTTTTCCATCATTAAGAATGCATCATTTAAAGTTCCTGTTGATTGTATTACTGTACTGTATGTGTTTAATCTTGCTATTGCTCCATAGTATTGGTTTATTAGGAATTTTTGATGTTTGTTTGTTTCTTTTATTGCTTGTTGTCTGTCTCTGTTGCTTCCCTGTATTATTATGAATTGATATTTATAATTGTAACATTGTTCTATAGCTTCATTAAATACTCTTCCATTTAATATTGATGATATGAAGTCTTGCATGGTTTTGAATTCGAATACTACTTTGTTTTCAAATAAGTAGTCGCCTGTTTTGAGTTCTTTTACTTGTACTTCATGTCCTTGTTTGGTGTAATATTCTTTTGCTAGTTTTATTCTTTTTTGTTCTCTTGAGTCTATCACCACATCCATATAAATCATCCTTCCTTTTTTTTATTTGAATGGTAAATCATCTAACTCGTTATACATGTGTTCATTGTATAAGCTGGTGTGTGCTTTGATTAACAGTAATGCATCTTTATCCGAACTTGTATAAATATTCAGGTCTGTGAGGAAGTATATTATACTTGCACGGATAATATCAGACATGTTAATATTGTAATCTGTTTTACCTGCTTCCTCCTTAACCTTCGTCAAATACTGATGTAAATCATCATGTATGTTTAAATGCACAGTTTTCATATTATAACTCCTCTTTTGCATTATAATATCCAAAATATTCCAAATTTAATTCTTCTGCAATTTTATAACCGATGTGATGAATCTCTTCCCAGTTTTCCGTATCAGTTACAGACATTAGTTTTCCAAATTCTAATATAATTTCAGGCATTTTTCAATCATCCCATTATTCTAATCTTCTAATTTGTCTTGTTCTTTTTTTAATTCATTACGAATATATTTAAGCGATTCGTAATTCCATTTAGTTCCACTATCTTCAGGACATTCTTCAATATATTCTTTAAAATCATATAATATTTTATCTATCCTTTTTATTTCCTTATTGTATTCAGAAATTGTTTTAAACCCAGCATAATATTTTGTCCCCCTATAGTGTGAGAGTGGGGATTTGAACCCCAGAAAACTCTACAGTTAACATATTCTAAGTCTGTCCCTTTTGATCATACTCATGCACTCTCACTATATTATTTTTGGATCTCCTTTTTATTCCTGACTGGTTGTCTTTGACTTGGTTCCGCTACACCATACTTACTTAACAAATAATCCTGCTTATGTTTTCTTACTGTTTCAATTGCAGTATCGATAAGTAAACTCCATTTAAAACTCTCATGCTTATCTCGCAATACCTTATGCCATGCCTCTTTCATTATCCCACCATTTTTACGATTCTTTCAACACCCAACCCTTTTAAAAAATCATCTAAACAATCCACATTCCAATCAACACTTTTTAAAGCATCACGAACAATGATAGCATCCTCCAAACACTTATATACTCCAAAATAATAATTCTTCCCATCTATACATTTAGAAATCTCATAATAACTCCTCGAGCGTTTGTAAATATGCAGTAATTTCTTATCTTTACCCTCCTTTCGTGGACGACCTATTATTGGTACATTCATTACTTGTTTCAGGTTAGTGTTATGTTGTTTTAAGATTTCATCAATACTTAAATCATGATTATTTCTCAAATCTTCACTTATACTCATAGTTTCACCTGTTCTAATCTTGATTTTTGCCCTCCACCACCACGACGTTTAACACCTTCATCTTCAATTATTCTCTTTACAAATCGACCTATTTGATAATTATTCAAACCATACTTTTTTTTAAGCTCTTTAACAGACACATCTAAACAATTTAAATAATCCTGCTTAAATTGATTAAACAATGCCCTTGATTTAGCACCATTATAATTTTCTTCAACAATATGAAAATTAGGTTTCATCTTAAATCATCCATCATCTTCTCTTTTTTGTAATTCATATTCACACTGTTTACGTTCAGCTACACAAACACGGTGAATTGGACTATACATTCCAGGTTGCCTTAAAAGAGTATTAATAAATTTTATTCTTCTTTTTAATTCATTAACACTCATATCTTCATAACACATATAACAATTACCTCCCCCACTATTCACCATGTTTTTTAGATTTTTATTTCATCATTTCTTTTGATTCTTTTACGTTTAACCTTATCTTCAAGTGGTGGATGAATTGCTTCAAGGAAATACTCATTAAAGAGATATTTATAATTATTTAAGAGTTGATCAAAATCAGAGTCAATAACATAAGTAGTACAATAATCCTCCAAATCCCTTATACCTCTACCATATGCTTGCATTAATGGCATAATAGTTTGATATTTATACCATGTAGGGTCGTAATAATTTCTTGTGAAAATTTGCCCTTCTAATCTTGGATAAGGCATTTTAAAAATAATTTGATATCTACATTTATCTCCTTTGAAATCCACTCCATCCTTAATCCCTGCACCAATAAGAGTGATAGGTTTATATGATTTTTCAAAAGCAGCTAATGTTTCTTCACGAGTAGATCCTCCGACTACCCAAACATTTTTACTGTCTAAATTTTTTTTAAGGTACCATGCTTGTTCATTGCTTGATGTATGAATAACACCTTTTTGACCAGCATGTTTACTTACAATCTCTTTTATTTTCATGATTGCTTTAGGATTACACCAGTTAGGTTTATGATTTTCATCTCTTCCACTCATACTACCAATATAATCTCTTATTATTGGACGATTGGATACTGAAAATGGTGATTTTTGGTAAATATAAAAAGTATCATCTGCATCTAAACCTAACCATTCACAAAATTTATCTTTATTTCCCAACGTTCCTGTGAGGAATAATCTTGTTTCACCAAATCGGAATATGTTTTCAGCATATTGATTAACAGTTAAAGGTTTGAATTCTACTTTTAATCCTGCTTTAAAATCTTTATCACTGATGATTTGTTTTTTAGATGGTAATTCGATAATCCATCTTTCATCTTCTGAAGAAAGATTGTTTATTAATGTTTGATAATTTTGTATTTTATTATCGATTTTTTTAATTTCTTGATCATCAGTTGTGTTATTTTTGAATGTTTTTTCAATAGTTATTAATTTTTCAAGAATATTTATCCAGTAATTTTCTTCTTTGAGATCTTTTAAGTTTAATTTTTTATTCATGATTTTGTCAAATATATCAAAACCATAATTTTTAATTATTGATTTTCTGTTTAATGTTCTGCTTATTAATCCCATGATTTTGCTTTCGAGGTTATGTGCTTCATCCATGATTAGTAAATCTCTTTTTGAGAATAATTCTGTGTAATTTCCTGCAAACCAGATGTAATCATAATTTGTGATTATGTTTTTACTTGTTAATGCTTCACGTAATGCTAATATGTATTCGCAATCATTACATTTTTTTTCTTTTAGCTGTTCCATGTAGCATTCTTCACAAGTTCCTCCATGATTACATGTGTAGTTTCTTCTTCCTTTAATTTCTGTAAGCATATAATTAAAATCGTCAAGGTATTGTTTTTGTAATTGGTTTGTCATTGTTAAAATATAGGAGTTATCACATAGGTTAGCTATTGTTGTAGCTATTGCTGATTTTCCTATACCTGTTCCGGCTTCGAGGATAATATTTTTAAATCCTAAATCCATAGCTGTAATTATTTCTTTTATGATTCGTATTTGTTCAGTTCTTGGTTCATATTCTTTTAGTGACCAATATTTCTGAATATCATTATTTGTATCCATAATTATTTCCCCCATTTTCTTTTATTTTTTCTTCAAATTTCTTTAATTTCTCATAATCTTTATGTAGTATTTCTAATTTTTTAGTGATTGTTTCATAATCTTTTGAATTGATTGTTCCTTCATTTCTGATGAAATTATAGTCATTTACTGTGTTAGTTAGTTGTTTTTTTAGTTGATGTATTCGTGTTTCTAGTGTGATCCTGTTTTTGTTGAATATGCAGTAATTTTTATGTGTACATGTTGCATGTGGTTTATTTGCTCCAGTAGAATAGTAACATTTATTATAATTTATATTCATCATATTTCCCTTCTTATTTTTTAATAATAATAAATTATATTATATTTACTCATATTTTCAAGGACTTACAGTTCTTTGTTTTTGATTACAATCTTAAGTTACTCAGTTACCTAGTTACTTTCATCATTTTTTCAAAAGTTACCTGGTTACTTGGTTACCTATGGGGGGCGACTCAAAAATTTCAAGAAGGGGCCTCCCTCTCCCCAGGAAAGTAACTCTAGAAATCCCCATAAAATAACCCTAAAATAATGCTTTAAATCAAAATCAAAGACATTTAAACAATTTTTGAAGTTACTTTCACCTAAAAGTAACCAAAGTAACTTTGAAGTAACCTTAAACATAATCCTCACTCCCCACTCCCTAATTCAATATTAGGATATAAAAACTCCATAAAATCATCAAAACGAACTTGAACAACCTTCATCTGCTTACCAGTACCATTTAACTTAACATTCTTATAATCCCAACCTAATAACTCCCCAATACTTTTTAAATCACTACAAAAGTCAATCCTTTCACTAATAGCTTTCCTTAAACCTTGAGTTAAACAAACATACTTAGACCCTCTACGACTAATATGAGGAATAGCCCAATCAACCATACGATTATTAATAATACCCCAATTAACACTACTGAAATCATCACTACTACTAGCTCCATCAATATCCAAAGTTAATTCACCATTATTACCATAATCATCATAAACCCGTACTTTTTTACGAGCCTGATTAAAAACATCAGTAAAAAAGTTACGAATATCTTCTCTTTGAGTATCATCAAAATCCTCAAGATTTTCAGATTCAGCCCAACTCTTTAACCAAGACGGCACTTCACAACCAATAGATTCATAAAATCTACCTACAATTAAGTCAGCTGTATCCTGCCAGTCATCAAGTAATAAACCAGGATTACTTATAATTTCCCTTGCAACAAACCTACCAAAAACATTCAAATTAACCAATTGACTTATCGTTGGAGTGTTAATATGAAATGCTTCTTCAAACATCTTTTTTTCATGCTCAGACTTTCTTTGACTATAACTGAAACTCAACACATATAATCTTCTGATTAACGCATCATCCTCAGGCAAATATTGGTTTGCTGTGAATAACACTGCACTAAATGCAGGTATTCCACCAAAATAACTTCCTTTATATTTGCTTCTTGCAGTAGTTGACTCTACACAAACTTTAATCATCTCATTTGTGGAATGCCTGTTAAATACTACTGCAGGTTCATTTACTATGATGGGGTCACAGGATTGAGATATTTTAGCACCTAAACGTGCTACAGTATCAAAACTGGAACCTCCAAAATTATTTTCCGGAGTAGGAACACCCCAAATATACGAAACTACTTTTGCAAGAGTCGTTTTACCAGACCCTGCAGCACCTTTAAGATACATCCAAGGCATCCATTTACCAGCCTGTTTCATACAATAGCTAAACTCACTCATTAAACCCCATTTAAAAACCGTAGCTAAAGTTTCACAGTTATCTTTAAAAAAATAAGTTAAATCTTCTAAAGTATCCTTTGCTTTAACCATTTCCTCATATGTAGGTTCACTCACTTCTTTTTTAACTGTTGTAATTTTATCCTTGTTAACATCATAATAAAAACCAGGATTATCAATATCCTGTTTTATTTCTGCAAGACCTTCTTTAATCATAGTATTCACCATACATGATAATGCCCCACCAAGTAATCTTGGTGAATGGCTGAAACCAGCATTCGCCAAGTACTGCTCTATCTCCTGAATAGTTGCTCCTGTAGATTCACCACTTGTAGCAAAAACACGATTTGTCACATTACTTTCCCACAAAATCTTAAATGTCCTTGGTTGATCCAACAGTAATGCATCATAAACTGTTAATTGTTTAGGAACAGCTTCAATTACAGGAGTTAAACGAGGAGGAATATCTTTCTTTCCACTATCTTTACTTTGATAAACCTGTTTGGTTTTAAAGTTAATGAGAACAGATGTAATATCATCTATTTCACCTTTAACTATACCTTCACGTTTTTTAGGTTCAATTGCAAACACTAAATCATCAAATTCCTTGTTACTTAAGAATTCCATTAATTTTGATTTGGCAGGTAATGGAGGAATAGTTCCCTCATAAACCCCGTCTATGGTCTTTTGTAATCTGTTAATATTTGTAGTACTGCTAATTATGAAACAAGTAGATTCTTTATCAACATAAACATCATATAACCATTGAGCTACATTAGGTAATATTACCTCATCAAGCTCTCTTGGCTGATACTCTTTTTTAAGAGTTTTTAATTTGTTAATTATCCTTGTACAGGAATCTTCTGTGAGATTCCTGTAACCTTCTTCTACTTGAGTCATATTTTCCCATAAATCTTTTTTTTATTCTAGTAATTCTTTTGCAGTTCGATATTCTCCAATAGTGATTTTTTCAAGTTCATATAAATCAACTAATTTATTTTTCACATTATCAAATGTTATTGGAGATTCAGTAGCTTGCAATTCTTTGATTGCTTTAGCTACAATATTATTTTCTTTGCTGATTTCTTGAAGACTTTTCTTTGCAGGTTTGTCTCCAGTTACAATTGTTGTTTCAATCACATCATTAACCTCTTCATTTTTAGGAGTTTTAGGTTTAGGTTTACTTGATGGTTTTTTAGGAGTTCTACGATGCTTCTTACCATTCTCGCTTTGAGCATCAACTTCATCAGCAGTAACTTCACCAGTACCAATAATATCAGCAATAGCACGATTCTTAGCCCTAGTATGAGCAGTACTAATAACATCATGTTCCGCATTACTGAACCTTTTACGAAGCTCAAAAGGTGATGGTTCCACAGTATCATCTCTTTTAAGTTTATCGAAAATACTGCAAGCACCTACACCTACAGCACGACGACCATTAGGAGCTACAGCTTCCACTTCATATCTTGCAGAAATTATCCTTTCATTATCATCACGAATAATTTCTTTTTCAACTACATGATCACTAAGATTAAATGCAGTCCCATATTTCCTCCAAGCTGATTTTTTCTTAAATTTCTTATTACCTGCATTTTGATAATCATCTTCACTAAGTAAAGCAGTTGTTAAATCCTGATAATTATCAAAGAATGCTACTGTTCCTTCAACATCTGCTTGTTGAAGTAATGGAGCAGTAGTGGATTCCACCACTGCTAATTCTTCATTGTTCATTCCCATTCAACTCCACGTTCAACATCTTTAAGGACTTTATAAATCCTTTTAGGATATTTATCCCCTTCTTTAGGTGGAATCAATTTAGTTAACTCCACTTTAATATAATCACCTTCATTAAGATTCACATAGAACCTTTTAAGGTGCACATGTGCAGGTAAAGTAGTTGTTATAAGTTCACCATCTTCATCTTCACCAAGGTATAAGACAATTCTTTTATTACCATAATTGTCATTAGTGAATTCATAGATGTTTCCTTCTACGGAATCACCTACTTCTTCAGGATTCCAGTATTCTCCTACTTCTGCAGGTCCTAATTCTACTTCTTCAAATGCCATAAATATTATGCCTCCTTGAATTCTAATTTAACATATTTTAAATCAACATTCTGTGGTAATCTTGTTGCACCTATAGGCAATCTACCACCATTTAAATAAGCCCAATAATACACATCATCAACACCTAATGCTATTGATGTACGATTATAAGCTACAGTACAATCTAACTCATTACTCAATACTTCTGCAAGGTCTTGGTGACCTATACAGGATTTCGCACCTTTAATTTCATTTTTCAATTCTTCTTTGCTTAAAGCTGTCATTTTTATATTAATATTAGGATTTGTAAGCATACTCGCACTAAATCCATTACCAAAATACTTCATATCTTTATATCTCCATACAATTCTTTGTGAAGCTGAGCTTTCTCAGCCTCCAATCGATTAATACTTTCATCAATCTGCTTCATCCTCAACTCTTTAGCAGAATCCATATTCAAACTATAATCAGGATTCAACCTTAAATTAAAATGCTCCGCTATAAGTTCAGACATATAATCACTCATGTTAATGTTATGAAGACAACAATGCTGTTTCACAATCATCTTCAATTCCGCATCAATATTCAAAGCTAATTTAACCTTAAACATATGAATACACACTCCTGAATATGATTATAATAATTCCCACTTTCTAAACAAGAACCACCAACAATCTTAAAAGAGATTATAAGAAAAGTGATCATACATAAAATTGTGAGGAATAAAAGGATGTAACCAAAATTCCTCATACACCACCTGTTCACCTTTACATGAAATGGTTCTTTCTTGTAAAGAGTTTTAGGTTTAGGAGTATTGAAAAATCTCATATTACATCACCCCATCTATTGATGTAGTCTATGCTTATTTCTGCACGACTTATTTTTCTCAGATAATCAGGTTCAAAATATCTTTTGAACCTCCATGAGTCTTCGGTGAGCCTTGCATGTTCAATGCAAAGCTTCCATTTCCTAATACATAACTTATGATAAGTTATGTCTTGCCCATGTTCCTGTTCATGTTCATTAATCTCTCGAGTGAGAGATTCAATTTCAGCTTGTATTTTTTCAGGACACATATTATCTAATTCTCCTTTTTAAATACTGCTAAAATACGATTGCAATCAATAGCATAGTACCCACCATCAGGCTTAACAACCTCCAAATCACCATTAAGATTTCTCAGATGATCCCTAGTGGTGATTTTAATTTCTAAATCACCATCCATCTTAACAAGGAGATGATGATTATCTCCTATGCTGACTTGTAGGCAAAAAATAGTATCTATATGCATTTTAAATCCCCATCCTTAAGCATGCCTTCCTTAAGAAGGATTTGAGTCGCATAACCTTTTTTAGCAAAAGCTAATAATGTTGCTTGGCTTAATTCATGGGATATGTCTTCGAAATTTGGATATTTATCCAAGATTTCCTGAAGATTTGAGGGAGTCAT